CGGCTATCTAGGTGCTGCAATTGAAAGGAATAAAGTATGAGCTTAAATAAAGTTATCCTAATTGGTAGGCTTGGTCAAGAACCAACTATACGCTTCATGCCCAACGGCGACGCCGTCTGTAATTTCAGCGTTGCCACGAGCGAAAGCTGGAAAGACCAAAGCGGTCAGCGTCAAGAGAGAATTGAATGGCATAACATTACCATGTACCGCCGCCTTGCCGAAATCGCCGGGCAATACCTGAAGAAAGGTAGTCAGGTGTATTTGGAGGGTAAGATCCAGACCCGTAAATATCAAGGCAAAGACGGCATCGAACGCACGGCATACGAAATCATCGCCAACGAAATGAAGATGCTGGGCGGTGGTAACAATGATGGGCAGCAGGCGCAATCGGCGCAAGCAGAAACGCCAACGCCGCCACGCCGTCAAGCAACACCCGCCGCGCCTGTTGAAGACATCGACGACGACATCCCGTTCTGAGTTACCGAGAGAGCGGCACTAAAAAAGCGAGGAAACAAAATGCAAACAGTAGCAACAAGACCGACAGCAAGCCAAATGCTTGCCGCGAAGAAAGCGGCAAAGAAAGAATCCGCCGTCAAAAAATACGCCCGTGAAAATATCGGTAACAAACGCGCCGACCGTAACAAGCTGTCGGCCATCGCAACAGCCCACGTGCTGAACAAGATGGCAATGCAAAAGGGCGAACCGCAAAGCCTTGACGCGCAACTGACCGAAAACATCAAAAACCTTATGCACTATGAAGTGCTGGTTTACGGTTATGACCGAATCAGTATAACCGTGTTTGAGAAACTTATCCGCGCAATGCGTGTCGTCGCCTGCATCTATGCCGACAGTGAATTAAGCAAGACAACCAATGAAGCACAGGCGGCAATCGAGAGCCTGCGCGGTAATGATTCAGACGACCTGTCGCCGAACCAACGGCGTGAAATCCTGAAACCATTATTGAAGCTGACTCAATATTGCGAAGCATACGACGCGGTCGTCCCTGAAAAGACCATCGACAAGGTCGGTTTATATTGCGCGAGCGTGCAAATTGCCCTGTACACCGCCAGTCTGTATGAACGTCCGAAACGCTATATCCAAGCCTTATTCGACATCATCAACGGCAAATCGATACGCGCCATCGCAAAAGACATCGGCGAAAAAGAAAACGTGTTGCGCGAAGAAGTCTTAAACGCAGCATGGCATTTTTACCGTATCGCTGAGTGCCACGTGGCAATCGAACCGGCAAACACAATTCCTGAACTTCGCCATGACGATTATAAGACGCTTGGCAATTTCGACCTCCTGTCAGATTTCGTGCGTGTTGCAATGACAAGATTCCTGATTCCATTTGAAGAAAATACGGGAATCAGCCTGATTAATTACAACCAATTCCGCAAGGATTTGATTCGGGCAGAAATCATATGAAAAAACTAACATACGGCAGCGTTTGCAGCGGGATAGAAGCGGTGTCCGTTGCGTGGGACGGGCTGAACCTGAAGCCGATATGGTTCTCGGAAATAGAGCCATTCCCTTCCGCGGTATTGGCGCATCATTACCCAAGCGTCCCTAACTATGGCGACATGACGACGTTACCGGAACGGATTTTATCGGGCGAAATTGAGGCACCGGATATATTGGTTGGTGGAACACCTTGCCAGGCTTTTTCCGTCGCAGGGCTAAGAAACAGCCTGAATGACGAACGTGGAAACCTAACGCTTGTTTTTGTAAGGATTTTAAATGCAATTAACACTATTCGACGACGCCGCGGACTGCCAGACGCAATCGTCCTATGGGAAAACGTCCCCGGCGTCTTATCAACACGAGACAACGCCTTTGGATGTTTTTTGGCAGCTTTGCTTGGCGAGTCCAAAGAGCTTGTCCCAACAGGGGAAAGATGGACGGGTGCAGGTATTGTGCGTTCGGACGAATGCGAAATTGCATGGCGAATCTTGGATGCCCAATATTTCGGAGTCCCCCAACGTCGCCGAAGAGTGTTTCTTGTCGCAGGTAGTCGAAACAGACGTATCGCCCAAATACTATTTGAGCAACCGGGCGAAAGCGGGAATCTTGAACAGGGCAGAAAAAAGGGGAAAGAATCTTCCGCATTTATTGAGAGCAGCTTTGGAACATTCCGAAAATCTGATATTGGAGGCACAGTAAAAAGGACGGGCGGTGCTTTATCTGGAGGGAGTGAAACATTGATCGTGGTGCATGGCAGACAAGACCCTGTTTCATCAATGACGGCTTATGCTCTTGATCGGCAATGCGCGGGGAACACAAATGTGATTTTGCCAAGCGCAGGAAAGGTTCGCAGACTAACTCCCATTGAATGCGAAAGGTTGCAAGGATTCCCGGACAACTACACGCGAATCGCATGGCGAAATAAGACGGCTGAACAATGCCCGGACGCGCCACGATACATGGCAATCGGCAACAGTATGGCAGTTCCGGTTATGCGATGGATTGGAGAAAGGGTGTGCAAAGCATGAAAGACGTAATAGCCGTAATCCTGATCGCCGCAGTCGTCATGACTATCGAGCTATCAGGAATCCCGAAAGGGGCGGTACAGATAAACGAATATCAGAAAGGGCAAGCGAAATGACAATTTCAGACGACCTGAGACAGCTATCAGCCGCCATAAATTATCTAAGCAAAAAGCGCAAGGATATTTTAGACGACCTGAAAGCACACCCCGAAAAACATGGCTGCCCGTATCGGATCGGGCAGGAATTTAAAACACAGGACGGCGCAGTTTACAAGGTTGAGCAAATCAACGTCTTAACCTACCCAAGCGTGGACGGTTTATGCGCCTACTACCAAGCGCAAGCGGTAAACCAAAACAAGCCGCATGACCGAAAAGAATACACCGTACAAATAGGAGCTTAAAAAATGAACATTGAAAAAATTATTAATTGGTTTAAAGCGGCAAAACCAAATCCAACCAGTAAAGATGTGATGGTTCAGTTTGGTTGTCATTTTGAAGAAATCAAAGAAATGTGCAACGCCATGAATCTACATTGTGATGATGTTGCGTTGCAGGAATTGCGATTTAAGAGTGCTTGCGCCCCGTATCTCAAAGGCGTTGAGAGCATTGATGAAACGCAGGCGGTTGAAATTTTGGATTCCCTTTGCGACCAAATCGTAACAGCAATCGGCGTAGGCTACATGATGGGCTTTGATATGGCCGACGCACTGCAAGAAGTCAATTTATCAAACTGGAGTAAGTTTGACGAAAACGGTAATCCGATTTTCAATGAGAACGGGAAAATCGTAAAAGGCGAAAATTACTTTAAACCCGATTTGGCGAAGTTTGTACGGAGCGACAATGCGCCGGCGGCTGAATAACTACCAATCCGACAGGCGGCGGAAATACCGCCTGATGAAGATACGAAAGGCAGGCAGAAAATGAAATTACTCAAATTAAAAGAAGTCTTAGAGATAACCGCTTGCGGAAAGACAAAGCTTTATGCCATGATTAAGAAAGATGAATTTCCGCCCCCGTGCAAGATTGGAGCATCTTCCCGATGGCGATCCGATGAAGTTGAAAACTGGATTAAAACGCGCCCGGTTTCATGACAGAAAATCAAAAGCGGGTATTAAATCGGGTATGATTCAGGCGGTAATAACAAATATTCTTTAATTAACAGCAGGTTAGATTAAAAATGCTTTTATTTCTCGAAAACTGTTATTCTCGTTCGCGGTAGTCCGTCCTGATTCTTATCGTTTTGAAAAATCTGAATTTAACGATTATTCTTGTCCGTTCTTGTTCGTTTTAGTGCGTAGCAATCCTTGAAAAAAGTGGGTATGATTGTGGGTATCCCCTCACACATACCCACTTTTTTATGCTTAACGATACCCAAATCCGCAAGGCAAAGCCTCAAGAAAAGCCTTATAAATTAACCGATTCCAACGGCTTGTATATCGTAATAAACCCGAACGGCTCAAAACTATGGCGGTATCGCTTCAGGCTTGACGGTAAAGAATCCGTTTTCGCTATCGGCGCATATCCTGATGTCTCGCTCGCCGAGGCGCGTGAAAAACGCAAGGAGGCGCGGCTACTTGTTCAGCAGGGGGTTAACCCAGCCAAAGACCGAGCCGAGAAAAAACGTCAAAACGCGCGCCAAAACAAGAACACGTTTCAGGCGATTGCCGAAGAGTACATAGCATCCAAGACAATCAGTGAGGGCGGAATTAAAGCCATACATCGTATGCTTAAAAAATACGCCTATCCAATCATCGGAGACACGCCGATAACCAAAGTAACGCCGCGTCAGATTATGGAGTGTCTCGACGTTTGCAAAGACAAAGGCGTTATCGTGTCAGGGATATACACACGCCAGCACATGAGCGCAGTATTTTTATATGCAATCCGAACAATGCGGGCAGAGGTTGACCCTACTCTTGCCTTTGCCGGGTATCTCAAGCGACCCGAAATAACCCACGCCAGAGCGATGACCGCCGAGCAAATCAGGGCATTTAAAACAAGCCTTGCAAACTATAATGGCTCGTTTGTCGTCAAAAAAGCCGCGCAGTTATTACTATACACAGCAGTACGCACGATTGAGGCAAGGCGGGCTGAATGGGCTGATATTGACTTGCCTGCCGCGATTTGGCGCATCCCCGCCAACAAAATGAAAAAGTCGAGAATGCACGTCGTGCCGTTGTCGTCTCAGGTCGTCGAGTTACTCACAGAGCTACACGCGGTTACGGGCAACGGGCGGCTACTATTCCCAAACAGCAAACGACCAGACGATATGCTGTCGGCCACAACCATAAATAGGGCATTGGAGTATATGGGGCTGACAATATCAGGGCATGATTTTCGGGCGACGCTTGCAACCAATCTGTCAGAGATGGGCTACGAGCATGAGTACATCAAGGCACAGCTTGCCCACGCCAAAGATAATCAGACCGATGCGGCATATTTTCACGCAAAATTTATCAATCAACGCCGCCAAATGCTGCAAGATTGGGCTGATTTTATAGACTCGCTTTAAGTTTATTTCATTATAAATCAGTGTGTTAGATACTTTTTGATAAATTTGTCAAAAACCCTCTTGAATTACCTCATATAAAGAGGTATTATACACACATAGGGATACTAATCGCGAGGAAATAAAAATGAACGAAATTCAAAAAATCATCAACATCATTGAAAGCGACGATGACTGTTTTGCTTTTTATGGTATTCGCGCCACCACCGAAGAACATTCAGCCGGCGAAGAGTTGAGTAATTCATTTGTTTGGGTTGACGGCGAGAAAACCGAAGAAGAGTTAGACGGAATCAGCACTATGGGGATTAAAGACTTGACCGAAGAAGCTGTTATTCGCACAATTAAATGCCTTGGTCGTGATGCCTGTGCGCATTTTGGGGTTGAAGCAAATGTATACCACAGCTATGTCGGTCAAAATTTTGTTTTGATTAAGGGCGATTCCGCCACCGCTGGCGACGATAACGGCGAATGGGTAATTAAAAACCCTGTTGTAGTAGCTGTATTGTAATAAAACCAAACAGATTAAACTATGGCAGACGATTTGATGTTGTCTGAAGATGGGGGGGGATTTTATGATTGAGAATTTTGAGCTTGGCTACACGCCTGCGAACCTCAAGGCATTGCGCCAACAGTACGGAATGACCCAGCAGAATGTTGCCGACATAACGGAGTCAAAACTGAAAACCGCCCAAAAATGGGAAGCAAGCCCAAGCATGAGTAGTTATGCGAATATGCCTCACACCAAATGGCTGAGATTGTTGGAATATTTGAAGAATAAATAAGAAGAGGCCGTCTAGATTCAGACGGCCTTTGTTTTATCGGAGAGTATCAGATAACGCCTTATGCCGCGCCTTGCAATCATTGTACAAGCCGATGACTTGCAACGACCACGGTAGAATGTCTGCGCCTGTACCGTCCTGCAATTTAGGCAGTTTCGGGCATGGCTGCACCAAATCGGCAGGCGGTTTAATCGCCGTCGGCAATGGCGGCGTTGATGACTGACAACCCATCAGAATCGACGCAGACGTTGCGAAAAACAGGCTTTTCGACAATCTTTTGTACTTGTACATAGCGCACCCTTTCTTTTTCTTCACGCACCGCTTTTCCTGCCTGATATACAGCAGACGTTTTGCGGTCTTCTTTGGCTTTTTCAATCGCGGCATCTTTCAGACGACCCGAAATTTCCGCCGCCATCTCATCGCGGCCGCGCCGATATTCCGCTTTACGGTCAGCTTGCCACGCGCCGATGACGATTGCGATCACAACTAAAATCGCAATCAATTTCCAATTTCTGAGCAACGTTTGAACCATAATTCAAGCATATCCTTATAGGTTTTAATTTCACGTTCGGCAAACTCAAAAGCCGCTAGGTCTGCGTTTTCGCTGGCTTCGCGGCTTTTTTCTTGCCATTCCGTGATTTTCCGATTTGCAAAATCAACGGGATTCATATGCGCCCTTTAGACGTGCAGGCCGGGCAGATAGACGGTTCTCCCGCCTTTTTTGGTTGCCGTCATGATTTGGTTACGCATAGGGCTGTTGCGACGGAATCCCACATGGACCCATGCGCCGTCCCCACGCTCGGGAAATTCAAGAATCAACTGGTCGAACTTGATTTTCCCTTCGTCCCGCATTTTGATGATTTCTTTTGCAAACACCAAAGAAGTCAAACCGATAGCATCGCAATCGGCAGCCAAGCCGAAACGGTGGGCAGATGTTGGCGACCCGCCGACCGCCTTGTTCACACGCTCGCTACGAAAGCATGAAGTTACGACAATTCCGCGTCCAACATATGCGCGTATTTTTTCAAGCTGCTCCGCCGTGTATTGGATATTTGCCATTTCGGCGGCGGACGGCACATTCTGAAGCCCCAAACGTCGAGCGGTCTCGCTGCGCGTCAGTTCTTTCAGGCTAAAGTGTTCAGTGATTTGCATTTCTTGTCTCCAAATAAAAAGGTCGTCTGAAATTTAGACGACCTGTTGAATTAATCTTTATCGACGAATTTACCCGCCGTTTTTTTGACCCATTTGGTCATAATGCTTGGGGCTAGGCTTTTGACGGTATCCATCGCATGACCTGTCAGAATGCCGACAAAAGCACCGGCTACCGCGCACGTCCATACTTGATTAACCATCAAAAACCGTTCTGCTACTGCCGCCGCCGCAACCGCCGAAGTCAAGGCTTCAAATAGGCTTGATACTGGTGCGTCATGGTCTTTCATACTTGACCAAACGCTACCGACGATGCCGCCCCCTATGGCAAACAGATAGCCGATGTGAAAAAAATCATGCATCATTCCCCCTTTTGTTCTCGTTTGAATTTATCCTCCGAAAACAAGAATTTAAGTGAGTTATTACCAGCAAGCAGGCACAGAAAAGCCAAGACGGGCGGAATAACCATGCCTGTATGTGCAGGCGGGTAGGCAGCCCAAAACGCATATGCCGTCAGATACCAAATAAAAGCTGATATAAGCAGGATATATCCTGACAACACCTCCCCTTTAAATGTCTGCCAGTACATCGCCGCCAACTGCAACACGCCGACGCCGCCAAAGACCAGTATCAGCGTCAGTTCCGAAATGTCCTTGAACTTGTAGTAGATGGGCCAGTTATAAATGTCGTTCGGCGAGAACGCAAAGACCAGCGCGTAACCAATCATCGAACACCCGCTGACAAACTCAACCGCCCGCGTCCCTGTGCTGAACAACCAACGCTGGAAACGCACGGGAAGAAACCGAAGTTCAAAGGCATATTTCATCCATTGAATAGACTTAATCATTAAAGACCTCCATAGAAAAAGGTCGCCCTTTCAGACGACCTGAACACTTACACCAATTTGAAATCACGATTCATCTGTTTTAGCAGTTTCGCTATGTCCTTTTTATGGACAAAATCGCCGCCCGTTGTGTTGATGATAATCGTACTGTTGTCGCCCCCTGACTGACCCGCCATTTCACGGATTGTCTGCGCGTGTTCCGCTGGCAAGACCATCTCGTTTTCGTGCAGTTGCGTCAGTGGGTTGATACCGGCGGGAATATCCCAGCCGCCCGCCGCCGACGGAATCCGCGTCGTGGTCGTGGACGTTTTTGAACCGCCCCCGCCGCCGACCAAACCCATCACAAGCGCAAACATCGCGCCCATCGCGGCCGCAGCCAAAGCAGGACCGGTAATAGGGATAGCGGCTTGTGATGCCGCCGCGCCTGAAGCTGCCTGCGTTGCGTTTGCTCCTACGACAGCCGATGTCTCAGCCGTTTTAGTTGCAACAGTTTCCGCCGCGCCTGCCTGCTCCATGCTTTGCTTTACCCCAAAGATGGATTTATAAATAGCCGATTCCTGTACCATGCGTTTCATCATGCCCATCAGCGGCTTAGTAACCATCTCTTCGATAAACGCCTGTCCCGTGCTTTTAAAAAAGCCCGTCATGGCTTGGCTAAACGACTGCGTCCGAGACAGCATAGCGGAAAAAGCCTGCCCCATCTGGTCTTGTGCCGTCTGCCAAACGTTTTTCCCGCCGTCTTGCAGCATCTCCGAGAAACTTGGTGCGTCTTTGCGGCGTTGCTGCTCCCGCTTGCCTTTGTTTTTACCTTGCTCGCGTTCATGACCTTGCCCAAGTTCCGCCATTTGCTGTTTCAGCTTGTCTATGGCTGATTGGCTGTATGTCGGATCTTGTTCGGCAAGCGCGATCCGTTCTTGCAATGCGTCATAGGCAATTTGGTATCGGCGGTTTTCAAACTCGATTTCCAAGTCCAGCCGTTGGAGTTGCGAGATTCGACCGTTGGCTAGGGCTTGGTCTGCCGCGTCCTTTTCCATGTCCAGCTTGTGCTTATCCAGCTTCTCCCATGCCGCCACCTGATTGATTTTGGCTTCTGTTGATTGCTTGGATAACTGGTCTTCAAGGGTCAGGATTTTTTCACGCAGTTTCAAACCTGTTTTACTGCCCGCGTCAACCGTTGCCAGTTTTGCGCGCCAGTAAGCGGCTTCCCGCGCCAAATCCCACTCTTGATGTGATAGCGTTTCCCGCTGCATTTCACGGTGTGCCAGCTTTTGGGCTTTAATTTCCTCTTCCCATGCCTGCATCGGGTCTTTGGCTGTGCCTGAACCGCCGCCGCCGCCCGCTTTACGACCGCTGCCGCCTTTGCGACCACCGCCGCCGCCACCACCGGCAGGCGCGTGAGCTTTGGTAGAGCCACCGCCGCCGCCGCGCATGGCTTTAGCTTCGTGTATGTTGGCAGCCCGTTCGCGGATAGCGTTTGCCATTGCGCCCGCGCGGTCTTTCGTCATGCTGTCAGCGATTCGACCGCCAAGCCCGCCGTCGTCCATCCTTTTTAGGTCGACGCCACCCAGTTTTTTAATGCCCGACACGCCAACCATTGACAAGGCTGCGTTGGCAAAGTCAATCATGCCGTTAATCATGCCGACCGCTTTGTTTATCATCCACTCAATCGCAGACAGAAAAGCGTTGCCAATAGCCTTGCCAAGATTGGCAAAGAATTGAGGCATATTGTTGGCGGCCTCTTTAATCAACATCCAGCCGGTTGCGAATGTGTTGATATAGACGTTGACATACGCCCCGATGGTGCTTGAGATTAAGCCCATCACGCGCTCAAATACCGCCGACCATCCGCCGACACTCTCGTCAACCCATGCCGTCAACTCGCCAAACCATGATTTAACGGTATCGACAGCTTCGCCGATGGTTTCCGTGATTACTTGCCAGACGGCCTGTATTACGTCAGAGAGATTCGACCAGCCGCCGCCGAAAACGTCTATTTCATCGCCGAATTGGGAAATAAGGCCGATGACCGCGCCGATTGCGACAGCTACAATCCCAAACGGGTTTGCAAGCATGGCGACATTCAAGCCGATTACCTGCGCCGTCGCGGCGGCAATGGCAACCGCAAAGCCCGCCATAATTGGGACGACCAAATTCAGGTTATCCGCAATCATTTTGATAATGGAGGCGATGCCGGACATTGCGCCGCTGTCGTTCAGCAGTTTGGAAACCATGCTTTGCCAGTTGTTCGAAAACACCGTCAAAGCCTGACCCATCGTCATGGGCATTTTGGCCGCCTGCTCGCCGAATTTTTCCGACGCGCCCGATATGGCTTTAAAAATCACATCCGCCGTCAACTGTCCCTCGCTGCCCAGCTTTTTGATTTCCGCGCGGGATTTGCCCATATATTCCGCAATGGTATCCAGCAGGATAGGGGCGGCTTCGGCAATGGATTTAAATTCATCGCCTTGCAATACACCGCTGCCCAAAGCCTGCGATAACTGCATCAACGCGGCGGCTTGCTGTTGTGCGCCCACGCCGCCAATTGTCATGGCGTTATTCGTCGCTTCGGTAAATTGCAAGATTTCCTGTTGCGTGTAGCCGTAGTCTTTCAAGGCGCGGCTTGTGGATACATACAGGCTTGACGTTGATTCAAGCGATGCGCGGGTATTGTTCGCTACATCCAAAAGCTGACGCTGTACGGCTAAATACTCCGTTTCAGACGACACCACCTGTCTTACTTGGCTGTTTATCGACTGCATGGCATCGGCGGTATCAAGCATGGATTTTGCAAACGACACCGTCGCAAATCCCGCCAAAAGCGTACCGATTTTACCCAGCCCGCCCGCCGCCTCCTCCGCCTTATCGCCTGTCTTGGCAAGTTCAGCGTTTAACTCTTTGACCTTTTCCTTACCGTCGCCGACACCCCCGATAAAATCGGACATATCAATGTCAAACGCCTTTTCCATCGACTTCTGCATCTCGGAAAAGCTGCGCGTCAATTCTGATCGCACCTGTCCGATAGCGTTTTCAATCTGCTTGGAAGCATTCGACGCAGAGTTTGCTGCCTGATTAAAACCCGCAGCCGTGCCGTTCTCGACGGTTATCTTGATTTTCGTTTCTAAATCGCTCATACAGCCGCCCATAAAAAAGCCCGTGAATCATCACGGGCGTTGTTTCAAATTTAAATTAGGCTTCAACCAGTTCCGCGCCTGAAAAGACGCTTTGTTCGTTCCCCTGCTCAACCGCCTTCCCGTACAGCCATGCACGGGATACCTCGCCATCTTCAGGCAACACGTTGACGGAAATTGAGTGGGAACAAAGCGGATTCCGACCCGCTTCATATGCCTTTTTGGACACATAGCCGTTCAGGGTTGCCGTTACGGTTTTGAACTTGTAATCAATACTTACATATTCAATAACATGATGGCTTGCCGTTGCACCAGTGCTTTCGTCTTCAATTTCGCGGTTAATTGCAATTACTTGTTTAGTCATAACTTTCCAATCTTTAAAGTGTTAAACATCAGGCTTTACACAGCAAAGCCAATTTTCAGGGAGTGGGGTTGTTGTTTCCGGCAACGCTTCTCGCGCGGCGCAATATAACTCCAGTTTGTCGCTATGCCTATAAGCCCACGCTCCCCAAAATGGATCTTGCCAGCTTCTCGAGGTATTCTCATTTGCGATTTTTGACAGTTGCTCCAATAAACCCATTTTTGATTTAAAGGCGTTGATTTCAGAGTCCAGCAATTCAGCTTCCATTCTTTCCTCAAACGCCCTTGATACCTCTTCCAAGCGTGCTTCCGTCTGCCTGGCAAGCTGCATCGCCTGAGACTCAGCCGCCCGTGTCGCTGCATCGTAATACGCCGAACCCGGTAGCGGGTTTGTGTAACTTGCCCACACAATCTCTTTACTACGTGAGACGTGGGCGACTGATTGTGCTTTATTAAACTGGCGATAACTGTAAGGCAGGTTTGATGCCATCCGGGCATTAAACGTATTGGCCAAGTCTGCATTTACCTTTTGCCACCCAGTCAGCCCGCCGCCATCGCTTTTATCCGCAATTACGTTTGAATACCGATAATTTAAAATAGGCTGATACGAATTGACCTTGTTTAAATCCCATTTAAATGTATCTTGCGGATTTGGCAGCATCGGATAATAAGAGGAGCCATCTTGTTTGCTTTGAAAAAGGCTGTGTACACCCGCTCCAAAACCATCAGGCAGCCCCGTCTTGTAAAGTGCGGCATTGTCCCATCCAAGCATCCCGACAGGCTGGGCGGCTTTGGAAAGGTCTATTCCCGATACCTCGTAAAACAATCCGACACCCGACACCCTCCGCTTTACCGTCCCGCCGTTTTGAGTTACCGCTCCCATGAGCTTAAGCGGTAAAGAAGAACTGTCATACTGCTCATATTTCAAAGGAGCATTTTCATCTCCCTCTAAAAATCGGGCTAGTTTTTTGCGTTTTTCCTTATTTTCCCCATTTCGCAGGGTATCAATGATGGCAGGTACCGTTTCGGGCATGAATCGATGATTTGGCGACTCGTTGGTAAAAAACCATCTTGACCTATCCACTTTACCCACAACCAAATCCGAAAACGTAACCGACCTGTTGTAGCCGTCATTTACTTCGGCGACACTGCCTTTTTTGGGCATGACGTAATTGATTTGTTGAGGCGAATAGTCGTAGCTTGCAAGCCCGTATGGGTTGTAGTCAATAGCAGTGGAGCATTTATTAAGATACTCGTATGGCAAACCTGCGGTTTCGTAGAAAAATATCTCCAAGTCCGTGCCACCTGCCATATCTATAACCATATAGCCACATCCGAGACTTACCGCCGAAAACCCTGCCACTTCGCTTGTCCCGATGCTCGTACTACGAAAAGATGCAGTAATAGGCAGTCCAGTGGGATTGTAGTTTTCCGCCAGATTGCCTGCGTATGGCAACCCTGTTGCATAATTTGACTTGTCATCAGCAGATAGTTGACCGTCTATATGCTTCATCTCAAGCGATGCGTGCATAATATCCGACCCTGATTTCAGAGCGTTGCACATCAAAGTAGCCATCTCGAATTTTTCTTGATTGTAGCCGCTTCCCCAGCCGTGAATAACGGCGGGTATTAACCCCCTTGTCCGTAAACCAATCCCCGATGCCCCATATAAAGGCAGAATCATACGGACGCCGTTATTAGGGGCGTTAAATTGATACCCCGAAATTAATGCACCGCTGGCTCGCTCAGGGGTGTTGCCTTTTGCAATCAAATCATTAAAAGGTACGTTTAGGCTACCGTCATTTATAGATACCTCTTTACCGCTATTCGAGACTACACGGAGGTTATTAATCCATCCAGCCCCCTCAGGTAGGGATAAGTGAAGCTTGCCTATATATTTCGGCGTAAATAAGCCAAAATTGACTAAATCCACCCCCGCCTCGTTATAAATAGCAAATCCCCAGTCTTTGTCATCAGTTGAAGTAGCCATAAAGCAAGCTCCTACCCGCAAAAGCACCGCAATGGGTAATAAACCTATCGCCGAAAAGGCGTTTATGATAAAAAGAGTGTACCCATTGCAATGTGCCGTTTTGCAGTTTCGTTATACTCAAATACTCTGTATTCCAGTTGCCGACCGTGTGGGATTGGGGAATCAGGAAAATCCCCTTGAAAAAATTACGGCGCGGGAACAGCATATCTAAGGCAATTAGCCCATTTGGGGCGTTACCCAAAAATAACACCCCCTCGACAATCAAACTTGCATCCAAGTTTATATCGATAGGGTTCCCGTCTTTATCAAAGCAAAACAAGCCGTAATCCATTAAGATTTTCCTTTATAGCCCACTATCACACGCAGATAACCCCTTGAATCATGGACGGTTAGACGTTCGTTTATCAGCTTCATGCCGACTTGCCCGTTCGATGATGATAAAGACACCTCGCCGTTATTTTCCACGACAAAACGACCATTGCCTAAATCCATGCGGCCGCCACGAATATCCCCCATGTTGGCAGATATTGCCGACAACTTATCAACGCCGATTTCCCGCGCCGTTACGCTTCCGGCTTTCAGGCGGTTAGCGTTCAGCGTGTTTGCCGTGATTTTATCGCCGTGAATATCCCCGGCGTTCAATTTATCGACAATCGCCTTGCCGTTTACCACCAGCTCGCCATTTACGCCGACACGGTTTTGACGCGTATCAACCGTAAATGGGAAAACGTCAGCTTTGCCCGGCGCGCCGATGCCGAAGCGGTCGGCGTTGACAATAAACTTGCTTTCAGGCGTTCCGTTTTTTGGCGTGGTTGCCAAGCCGTAGCCCGCTACCTTGCCGTTAACGTCAACCTTAACAGTGTATTGCGCTTCCAAGCCGTTGATACTGCGGGCGTGGGTTTGTACCGTCGCTTTATTGCCGTCAGCGGTTGATTGGACTGTCGTGATACGCTCGCCAAGCGATTTGATGTCGCCTGTTGCTTTGGTTAAGGTCGTCTGAACTACCTGAACCGTTGCTTGGGTCTCATTTACCGACTTTTGCGCGGTATCAAGGCGCGCAGAAAGGGTCTGAATTTCACGCTTTCTATCCTCGTTCGCGTTTTTGATACGTTCGTTGACGCTGCCCGTGCCGTTGCTGTCTATCAGGTTGATTTTATCGCGTAGCGATTTATTTAAATCACTTTCCGATAGGTCGCTTGTCGCTACATCGTAAACGGTAAACGACACGCTGTTGCTGACTTTCAGGCTGTCTTTGCCAAAGCTGTCATAGCCCGCCGCGCGCAAATGGTAGGTCTTACCTTTCTCCAGCGGGCTGCCGTTGCATTTGGCGACGGTTACAAACGTTTCCGCGCCGTCATAGACTTTGTTTGCGTCTGTGGTCGGTACGGCTGCGTTTTCGGAAACCCAAACGATAATCCCTGCGAAATCCTCTTCGGCAGGTTTTTGGCAGGTAAAAAACACCTGTTTCAAGCCGCTGTCGACGGAAATACCTTGCAACGCTTGCAATTGCGGATTTTGCGCCGCGATTTGCGCCCAGTTTCCCGTCTTCCCGGTAACAGCACGACCGCGAACCTTGAAAACAACATCACGCACCTGCCCGCCGTCGGCTCTCATGTCCGCTTGCGTGTAGGTGTAGCTGTTGTCCACAATGCCGCTGACTTGGCGCAAACGGCGTTGGCTGTTGCCTGCGTAGATTTCCACGTCGTAGGTATCCGCGCCGTCCAGCTTGTCCCAAACGACGACGGCTTCTTTCCCGTACGCCCAAGATGATGTCAGGCGCAGGTTTTGGATTTGCCCAAGCGGCGCGCCCTTGATGGCGTAAGAGTACGCAGGAACGGACGCCAAATCCTGAATGCCGCCACTGAAAACGTTGTACGAAACCAGTTTGACCCAAACAGTCCGACCAATCCAGTTACGCGGGACGGCATATTTGAACAATGCTTCGTCGATGCGCGCAAACTTACTGCCCGCCGCATGGCTGTCGATAGCAGAACCATACGCACCGCGCGTCAGGTTGCCCAGCGTATAACGACCCACGCCTTTAAGTTCTGCGTTTGCGTATGCCAAAAACTCGCCGTCAACGTAGCACAATGTCAGTAAATCGCGGCTGTCCTGCTCCGTACCGCCTGTCATTTGACCTGCGGATATTTCCACGCTCAGAGTGTTGGTACGGTCGAAAACCGCACCATTCGGCAAAGCAGCAGTCAAAGAGCCGAAACGCGCTTTGTGATTGACTGCGCCGACGCGGGTATAGCTGTCGCCGTCGGTTGACACCCACACTTCAGCACCACCCCACATATCGCCGCCGGCGGTTGCCATCCAAATTTGCGGCTCGCCGCCTGTCAGTTGCAACGGTGCTTCAAAAATAACGGGCGCATGGGCGTTACCCGGCGAAACATTGTAGTCTGCCGAATAGCCCAAAGACGGCTGAGCTGGGTATTCTGACGTTGTGTAAACGCCGACAGGGTAGTCTTCTGCCTTGACGGATAAAACCCCCTCTTCATCCTCTTCAATTTCCGTGATTCGGACGGGCGTTTTATTCAAACCAAGCCCTGCGTCAGTCAGGGTTACAATATCCATCGGCTCAAGCAGACAGTATTTCCAACCCAGCTTAAACTCATATTCATTGCGGACGTACAGGGCGCGTTGCAGCAGTTGTTGTGCTACTTTTTGCGCTACCTTGCCGGCGCAAATACCGTGCATTTTGACGGCTTCTTTCGGGCGCAATCCGTACTGCTCGATGTTCGCTTGGTCTTTTACTTCCGCAATGGCGACGTTATAGTCGTTATCGCGGTCGAGATACTCGACTTGGACTTGGTTAAACGCGTCGGCATTGGTTTTGCGCTCGACGCTTACAGGGTCTTCCGCGCCTGAGACGATAAAATCGTCATCAGTCAGGTCGTATAACGCTTTGTTATCGGCAACATATGCCGCGCCGTTGCCCGAATAATTGCCGTCGCCGTAGGGGACGATTTTCAGACGACCTTGCGAAAACACCGCTGCACTATTGGTCTGCTCCAGCAGTTCGGAAATGTTCCGCTGTGCCTCGCCTTGCTCCGTGTAGGCAGGGCTTAGAAAAATACCAACCGCGCGGCAATAATTGCTGTATCGGTCGGTGTCGCCGATGCTGTCGACGGGGAATCCGCAGCCGTAGCGTTGGTTCGTCAGCAGATCTCGGATTATTTCGCGCGGGTTTGCGTCAGGGATATTGCCCGAATAGCCCAGTTTCCCGATAACCTCGAAATTATGCTGATAAATCTGTGCAGATTTCGTCAGTTCGTAGTTTGGGCTGCACAGGTAGGCGGTACCGGAATAGTTTAAGGCTTGCCCGGCGTGTTTTGCCTGCGCCAAATGCGTCCACAACGGCTGCTCGTCGCCGCCGCGCATAAGCGTTAGACGCAATTGTGCCAGCGAATCGAACTTTTCCTTATCGCGCCAAATACGACCGACGCCGCTAATCTCGCCCTCGCACAATGCAAGCATGACGGCGGCTTCGTAGGTGTACTTGATGTCTTCCTGCGTTACACCGCCGCCGCCTTTACCGCCCTGCCGTGTCGTGGTTTTATGCTCGATGGTGGTAAAGTCGCCGTACCAAATCAGATTACCGGCAACGCGCGTCCTGCCGTAGATGACGGGCAGGGTAAGCCCCTGCGATGACCGCTGCACTTGTAACGATAAAATCCGCTCTTCAGCCGATGTAATGGTTGATGATTTACCGCCCATATAAAACCTCTAAATATCAATCTACTAAATGCGCCTCGTACCACAAACCCTCAAGAGAGCCTGCGTAGTTGGTTGCAATATCAAAACCCGTTTCCGTCGCATTGCCGATGTAAGTCAGGCGCACGGTTGTTGTCATTAAATCCAACGTAACTTTGACAAACGGCCGCCTGCTAAACGGACGTTGAAACTTGACCGTCATAAATTCGTTATTGGACGGCGTGGAGATAAATTGCGAACGGGCAACGTATGCAGCCTGATACTCTTTGCGGGTATCGGCTATTTTGCTGACTTGCTCGGCAAGTGCCGAAATCTGTTTACGCAAATCGGTGTCGTCATACGCCGCCCCGCCTTTTGGTTGGTTGGCAAGTTGCTTTTTGACGGCTTCCAATTCTTTTTTGATTTCAGCGTCGTCATACGGTGCGCTGCTCGGCAAGGCTGCCAATGTCTGTTTGATGCGCGCCAAGTCCTGTTTGATGGCCGTGTCGTCATAGCTACCACCACCGCCGCTGCCACCACTACCGCCGCCAAGTCCATAGGCTGATACTTCAATGTTCATTAAATGCCTCCAGTGTAAAAAATTTCACATCACGCCCTGAAAGTTCGGGCTGTTCGATGTCATCTAAAACCACACCGCGCCCGATGTAGCTGTGGATAATCTTGCCATCGCCCACCAAAATAGCGGAATGGCTAAACGTGCGCCCAAATTTCCACATGGCGATGTCGCCCGGCTTTGGGGCGTCCGTCTCTTTGCAAAACTTGGCGATAACCTCTAAATACCGCTCGGTATCGCGGTGCAAGTGCCAGTCGCGGGAATATTTGGGCGGCGTGAAGTCATCGGGAACGATGCCGACCGCGCCGTAAACACCGGCAAGCAACATGGCGCAATCCACGCCCGCGCCCTTGACCATTGCGAAATGATGATAGGGCGTACCAAGCCATGACCGCGCTTCTTCGACAATTTGTTCTCTCAAATCCATTTCAGACGACCTCTTAAACCACCGTGTCAGCAGACGGAATATAAGGGAATCCGCGAAAATGCACGATGTTGTTAAATTTGTTTTTACAGGTATCCTGACGCTTGTTGCAGCCCGGATAAACCTTAAACACGTCGCCAGCTTGCGGGGGATAGGGCAGGCGCAGGGCAAACTCGAACGTATTGCCGCTATGCACCTTGACCGTCCTGCTCAAGCCTGCGTTTCGTCCACTCGTGAACTTAATCACGCCCTGCGAAAACCACCCGTCAGGCTGTGTCAGGTTGTGTTTTAGTACAGTTCCTGTTTGGCTGTTCTCCGTTACGCGGCCGTCCACTGTGAATTTCTCACGGTTGACCTTGCAGCCCTCGTCATAGAGCGTTCTCATGCAGCCCGCCTGATAGATGTTGCGCGGGCTTGATACGTTCAAAAGCTCGATGTCAGATTTGACGTCAACCTTTACAGACGACCTGCTGCCCGATACGTCCGACACGCGCCCCGAAAAGATATTCACAGCACCAACGGGGCGAAGTTCGGCAAGCGAGCCGACCACATCGGTTGCAGACCGCAAATCAACGCCCGAAATCCTGATGGAATCAGACGTTTGGTATCGCGCCTGCATGATTAGGCTGCGTATTTCCTTGACCGTTTTGCCTGCGGGGATTTCGTGTTTTGCCGAAATGCGCTCACTCAATGTTTTCTTGGTACCACTGACCGCATCTTCGTACCAGCAGCTAAAATAGCCGACGGAATTGTCCGTATAGGTTACAGACAGTTCAGCCCCGATACGCGGATAGGGTTTGCCGTAGATTGACGTTGCGTTTTCAAGCGCAATATCACATGACAAGACAAACTCATTAGGCAATTCGCCGCGAACTTGCAGCGTTTTGGTCTCGGTTCGATTCACGCCCGACACCTCTAGGACTGCGTTTGCGTCCTCGACCATGTTGCCGATGGTTGAAGCGGTTGGCTTGAAAAACACACGGTCAATCTTGACCCGTGCGCCGTCCAATACGCCGCCCAAAGCAGCTTCAGCCCATTGCAAGCCCTCAAGCCTGTAATCAGGGTCGGACGCAATTTGCAGGGTATTAGAATCCACGTCTAATCCGACAGCGATACGGGTTGCCCCGCGCTTGATAATCAGCTTATGGGCTTCATAAGTCTGTCCATCCCAAACGACAGGCATATCCGCGCTGGTATGGCGCAGCACCTGCCCGCCCGAAAGCGTGATGGTGTACAAATCCGCCATCTGAAACTCGTCGCTACCGTGTAGCAAGTCAATCAGTTCTTTTGTCGCTGTCTTCATAGCTTCACGCTCGTAAACTCAATCTTTTTGGCTGCCCACAGGCTGCCCAAAACGTTTTCAAAATCCACCGTGTCAGAGGTAAACCTTACGCGGAAATAAAAACCGCCCGTCCATGTAATCGGACGACCCGGCGTTTGCGGCGTGTTGAAAACCAAGACGCCTTTGTCGGTAACGGTGTAATCGCGCCCATACGTCAACGCCACGCCACCCACTTTGACGGCGGGGCGTTCTTTGACTGCCAAGACAGGCTCAATAAATCCGCCCATAGAACGGACGAGCTGATAGCGCGTAACGCCCTGCACCGTATTTCCGATAGGCTGGTCGGTTACGGCGTTGTCGGTCGGATCCTCGTAAAGGAAACTTTCAAAGCTGCCTTTACGGGCATTGAAGAATCCCGCCAGTTGCTCCAACTCGTTTACGGACGCTTTTGTCCGCAATACCTCAAACGACAGGGAGAACCGCCATTGCGGGTAGGTGTAGTAGGCGGTTCGAAATTCACGACCGCTCGCTGATTTCTGCGTCCCGGTACTCCATACCGCCGTTTTCTTCCGCCCCCACTTTAAGCCGGGAAACGTGGGGAAAATCGCATTACCCATTAGATGATTCCTTTCGCTTTCAGCAAGGCGTTAAATTCTTCTTCAGGCAGTTCGTTACCACCTAGCATACCGATGGCTTCGGCTTCGTCCGCTTCGCTCTGTACGACGCTCGACGACGGCTTGATGCCCATGTACGACGCTACCAAGATATGCACGGGCGGATGTTCGCGCCAATACTCGTTCAAATACTGTATGCGCGGCAAATCCAAGTTTTCGGCGACGTAGTCCCACGTCCAACCGGTAGAGGCACAAACGTGGGCAATCATCGCGCCGAAACTTAGTCCGCCGCCTGAACTTCCCCCGCTTGTGCGGCTTCCTGTTCTTTGCGTTTCAGGCCTGACACGTCCATCACGGCGGCAAACACGTCGCCCATGTTGGCAATATCAATCAAATCGGCGACCTGTTCGCGCGTCATATCGGGATAATTACGCTTCAGGGCGGCATGGGCGCAATCAATAACGGTGGAGATTTGTTTTGTATCTTGGACGTTGCCGTCAAATGCGCCGATACGCTCTTGTAACTGTTCCAGCGCGCCAAGTGCGATAGGTGGGATAACGTAATTCGTGCCGTTCAGTTCAACGGTTACGCCTTTAATTCGTACTGTCATTTTTTGTTTCCTTGATTCAGGTCAGATAAAAAGACCGCCCTTTCGGACGGTCTGCACGGATTACTCTTGGATCCACAACGTGCCGACTTTAAAGCCCGCTTCATCGGTTTGCGCCGTGAAGTCAATCTCAGGGACGGAAAAGTCGTCGTTTTTGGTCGAGAACAAGCCCAGTTTGCCGCTGGTTACGCTTTCCAGTTCCAACAGGGCTTTTTTGCCCTTGAACTGCGTCAGGTATTTCAGCTTAAAGGTCGGCGTGTTGCCCATCGCCATGTTTGACAACTCAATTTTCTTGGCTGACGGCATGGTTTGGGTATAGGTAAAGCTGGGATAGACGGTCTTACCCTTGTCCGCGTCAGCAAAGGTGTACAAGCCTGTTGCGGACACCATGTATTGCCCCGCCGTCGGATTGCTGGCGACCTTGATGTAAGCCGTACCATCGCTACCCATAACGCCCGCGTCTTCCACGAAGCGACCACCGTTAGGCGCGGTTGCCTGCACGGTATATGCGCCGCTTGCTGGAATCGCTTTACCGGTTACATCCGCCCACAGTGCTTTCATTGTGCCGGTTGCAAATTCCGCGCCAAAGAACAGGGTATTCAGGGCGAGACCGTTGATTAACGCGCCCTTGAATTTACCTGACACTTTGACCTTGCCTTGTGCGACAGCCAAAGCAAAACGGTTTTGACCGAAGAACTCTTTCAGTTCCGCCGATAAATCGACGGACATTTCTTGCAAGCCCATGATTCGCACGGGCGTTGCGTTCTGTACACGGTTGCCGTAAGCATCCGTAATCATTTCGGCGAACACTTCGCCGCTACCAAACGTCAACTGCATGACATTTCCTTTCAAAAATAAAACCGCATTACGCGGCGCAAATCACAATCGGGATAATGCAAACCGCCTGATCGCCAAGCGTTCCCTCGTCGGTTTCTACCGTACCCTCGACGCGGCAATACTCGACATCCGCGCCATCAACCACTAAAGCCGTCTTACCCGTGATAGGGTGGACGGCGTTCACGGTATTGCACACCGCATCAATCAGCGGATTCATGATGGGCGCGGGCGGCTCGCCTGACGTTTGGACGTACAGATACACATTGACGTGCAAAATCCACTTGGTTTCCTGCCCTGTTAGTGTTACCGCCTGCATATCGCCCTGCGCCATGAATAACGCGGGTTGGTCGTAGCGTTTCACGTCGTTCCAGTGCAGCAGTTTGCGGCTCTTGGTAACTAAGCCGTCCAATGCGTCCAGCTTCGCCCACAGCGCGGAATAAATCGCTTCGCGGTTCATCGCAATGCCCCTTTCACGGAATTTCTCAAATCCGCTTCAATCTCAGGACGCATATCACGCAAAGCCGACCGCAAAAACGACCGTTCAGGCAGGCGAACATTGCGGGAATGCGCACGAACCTGAACGTATCGCGGCGATTTAAGCGGTCGCCCAAATGCCTGACGAACCTGACGCAAAGATGCCTTGACGTTTACCGTGCCTGCAAAGCCATATTCGTGCGCCTTGCCGTAGCGGACGTTGGTGTTTACCTCGCCGATTACCGCGCCGCCCGTGTTGGTTACGCGCTGGTGTATCGACCGACGCAGATTGCCCGTCCGTACATTCAGCACCTGACCGGATAGGCGGTTTTGCATGACTTCGCGCTGCAACCGTAACGCCGACCGACCGACCGACTGAACGATAGCCGTCTGAACCTTGTCGCCGTAGGAGCGCAAGACCGCCACCAAAACATCGCCGCCGATAAATTCCATCTTGAGCATCACACGCCCTTTCGTTTGTACTCATTGAGTATCGCAAACGCCGACGGCGGTATACCGCCCGATTCGCTGAATGTTGAAAACGAGATGGTCTCGCCTGCAAGCGTTTTCGACTGTACGCCCTTGTTCTCGATTTCGTTCATCCGCTGCGTTGCGATAATCAAGATGGCTTCCTGAATGTCGGCAGGTATGGTTTCATAGCCCGCGCGGTACGATACCTCAACGTTTCGGATTCCCTGCGCAAAACAGGCATGGCGAATCAGCAGCCAGTTATCAAAATCCCAGTCGTTCGCCATGCGCCCGTTGATTTTTACGGACGACACGGATAGGACGGGGTATTGATTCAGGACGATGCGGTTTTTGCCGTTGCCGTTGTACCGCTCGACGTAATCCGCCGCTTCGAGTTTGCGCCCGATATAGGCTTCGACAGCCGCCGATACCCCGTTAAGCAGGGTTTGGAAATATCCGTCCTGCTTATCGTGGGTAACGCCCAACCGCTGTTTGAATAAATCAAGAGAGACAAGGGCGGTCATCGTTATTCAGCCTTTTCAGCTTCAGCTTGCTCGGTTTCGGCAGGCTGTTCGGCTTCAACCGGCTCTACCGCTTCAGCAGCTTGCTCGGTCTTGGCTTTGCGTCCGCGCTTGGCTTTTTCAGGCTCGGTTGTTTCTTCAGCAGGCTCGGAGGCAACGTTACCGAATCCAAACTGATACAAAAATTGCGCGGCTTCAGCGGGGACTTCCACGATGCGGTCTTCGCCAACCGTATAGCTTTGACTGCCAAAGGAAACGTCGGTAAAGCCTTCGGGGGCTTGTAATTTAACCATTTCTGTCATTTTGATTCTCCAAAAGAAAAGGCCGCCTGAAAATTCAGACGACCTTGTTAGGGTTAGGCGGCGTTGGTAATCATACCAAACGCAGGCATGAACATACCTTGCAGCAACTCGTCCGCATAGACGCCGTACTCATACATACGGGTACGCAGCGGCCATTCGATTTGGTAATACTCTTGGCGCGTACGCACTTGCAGCAGATTGCCCACACCTTGAACGTAGCCAGGCAGACGGGACGAGTAGAACAGGTAGGTACCGGCAGGCAAGTTCGGGTGTACCACGATGTTCAGTTCGTCGCCTGTGATTTTGTTCAGGTACGAACCAACAACCACGCCCGCGCGGATGCTTGCGGCGTTGTCGATGTCCACTTTCAACTTAATGAGCGGCGCACCACCGTTGCTGATAATCAGCTTAGTCAACGCAGCCAAATCGCGGGCGTTGATGTAGATGGTATCGGGCGACAAGCGGTATCGAGTGAAGAAATGCGCGAACGCTTCTTCAAACTCATACACGCCGCCCGCGCCGTCTGAAGTCAAGCCGTTGCCTTTATTGTCCGACCAGAACGCGCCGGAATCGGGCAGGGCGATTTGGGTCAGCAGGCCGTCAAATTCCAAAACGGAAGTGGAATTGTCTTCAGACGGCAAAGATGCGGCGGTTTGAGTACCCTCAGCATCGCCCAAAATTTCCACTTTGGCAGCGGTGGTAATCGCGCCCAGTTTTTCAGAGCCAGCCGCGCCCCAGTACCAAGCGTAGGCAACCGCGCCGCGAACAGCGGGAATCATGGCGGTTACTTTTTTGCCCGTACCAACACCCGAAACGGAAGCCGCCGCAGATTTTTGGGCAGAACCGCCACCGAATGTGTCGGTCGTACCGTCAGCGTTTTGGCGCGTGATTTTGGCAGGGACTTGGGCAGTCTTGATGTTCAAGCCTTGACCGATTGCGCCGTTGTTTGCGCCTGCGACGTCCCAGTATGCCTGCAAACCCAAAGCCACACAGACGACGGACAGGCTTGAAATGCTGATTTTGCCCAAAGTGTCGTTAGAAACGACAGCGGTTGGGGTAGGGGTAACGCCTGCTTTCAGGCTGGTGTTACCGCCCAGCAAAATCATTTCTTCTGCAACCATAGTTGCTTGCAGGGTTTGGGCAACCGCCAACGCTTTCACGTCCTCGAAACCGCGCGCGGCATAGTCTGCCTCAAAGGTTACTTGGTTTTCCAAGCCGATGGCGCGGAATTGGGCGTTTCGTTCAACGATTTCATGGTTGATAACACCGCCGCGTTTACCCTCACTGATACCCGCGCGTTGATTGCCGACGTTGATATTAGTGATGGCTTTCCAGTTTGAACCAATGGTGCGACCGCCGCCCACGCGGGGGATACGGTTACGCAACGGGGTCAATACCGGATAGAGTTTTTGCGACGGCGCGGAAAGGTCATAGGTTTGCAGACCGATGGTAAAACTGGTCGGCTGAGTAAAACCTTTGTTCAGCGGCTCGCCGCCTGCTTGTGCCGATTTCATCAGTTCAAGCGTTTCTTGAGTGATTTGATTCACGTTCATTTAAAGCTCCCAAAAATAAAAAAACCGCCTGTAAGCGGTGTTACAGACGGCCTGTTTGTGCTGCCTTGACGAGTGTTGCCACATCATCAAGCGAACCGTCATTCTTCACAATCGGCTGAAAACCTTTTAATGGGTCTTCGCCGTTGTCTTCTGCCTTGCTGATAGCTTTGGTGCTACCTTTAGGCGGCGCTGCCTGTTTCTTCAGGCTTTCGATTTCCGCCTGTGCTTTGGCAAGTGCTTCATTCGATTTCTTCAGCGCGTCCTGTGCTTTCGCCAACTCGTTAGCTGATTCGGCTTTGGCAAGGTCGTCTGACTTATCGGCTTTGGCTGCCAAACCATCGACCAGCTTGTCGGCTTCGCTTATCGTCAAAGCTTTTAACGATTCAGCAAGGCTGCCTGCTGATTCTTTGATTTGTGCGACAACGGCTTCATCGATGTTGCCGTAAACAGCGTCCTCAATCAGCCATTTCAGCGACATCAGCACATCAGCCAGTGATTTGACTTGCCACATAGATTTAGCGACCGGCTCGTCTTTCGGCTTCTCAGCCTTTGCCAAGACTGCTTTCAGAATGGCGATTTCAGATTCAGACAATTCGACGCTTGCCGATTTCTCGGCTTCATCTTCCTTGTCGTCTTTCTTGTCGCCGTCTGCCTTTTCAGCATCATCAGCTGGTGTTTCATCGGCTTTGTCGGCTGGCTTATCGTCCTCTTCATCATCTTTAGGCTTATCCGCCTTAAAACAGGTAAACACCGCGTCAGGATTGGCAGGACGGTCAACAAGGCTGATTTCCGTCAGCTTCAAGCCTGTAATTTGCGACTTATTCAATTCATCGCGGGCGGTAACGCTGCCGCCAATCGAAAAGCCTTTGTAAACGCCTGTTTTGACTTTCGTCACCGCAACAGGGTCAACAATATGCGCCCCAAAAAATGTGCGCCCATCGTCTTCTACGTTAATCTCAATGGCCGTCCCAGCTGCGTTTGAGCCGTGCATTTCACGCACCGCGCCAAACTTCATATAGTCGGGAATAGCCGCTTTCATTGCTTCCGCCGCGATGATTTCGCCGTCTGAGTCGACCGCTTCACTTGAGGCATACCCCCAAACTTTGACAGTGCCGTCGTCCTGCGCCTCTATCTTGGCAATTTCTGCGTATAACTTCGCCATTCTTTGCTCCAAAAAAAAGCCGCCCCACGAAGAGGCGGCAAACACACTCACTTTACCCAAAGGAATCAAGATTTAGGCATATCCTCTGCCAAAACAGGGATAACCGTACATCTGCAATTCGGGTGTCCTGGAATCGTCAGCGAACCATGCGCAAAATGCTCATGCAGCCCGATAACGCCCATATCCCCATTGGCATTGCAAATCTCTGACACTTTATCGTCTTCAGCGGTCAGCCACTGTTTGCCGGAAACAAGTCCGGTCTCTTCCCAGCCTATCAGGTTGCCCATGCCATCCGCCATCGCCGTCTCAGTTCGGGCAATAGTTCGGGCGCGGGTATTGCTGAAAGCGTGAGATTCTTTCAGACGGCCTGCCAATTCCTGCACACTGTCGCCGTTTTGCATAGCTTCGACCACTTGACCGCGTATCATTTCGCGCGTTCCCTCTGTGATTTGCCATTCGGCGGCAGGATTTTGGATAAGCTCGCCGCCCACCCACTTCATGCCGACCATTTCGGCGGCTCGGTCATGCGCCCACTTGACGGCACGGCTGCGAATATTCGTAACCATACCGACGGCGGGGTCAGGCATAACATGCAACAAGGCGGCAACCGCCCCGTCTTCCGCCACTCGCCTGATTATCGGCTCGACCACATCAGACAAGCCCGACCACTCGCCAAAATCCAAACCGTCGGTAATGATTTTAGCTACTCGATTCAGTTCGGCGGTTAGGTCATCTGCCTGCCAGTCAACAGCCGCCCCACCAATCAGCGCGGCAATCTGTTCAGCCAAGCCGTCAATGCGTGTCAGCAAATAAGCCTCAATAAGCGCGGCGGCTTCGTCTTCGCTCATCGGGCTTTCCGACTTTCCCAGTTTTTCAGCCTCTTGATTCGGCTGTTCTTCAGGCTGTTGGCCGTCTTGCTTATTCGGATCAGGCTGTTCTTGCTCAGGTAACGGCTCCTTACCCAATTCGGCGCGGATTTCGTCGGCGGTCAAGATGCCAGCGTTTTTGTAGATGGCGTAGATTTCTGCCTGTTCTTTCGGATTAAGTGATTCCTCTTCCTTCCAAACAAATTCATAAGCCGCCATATCCATGTATCGGGCAAGAACGTCATCAATCAGGGCTTTAACCCAGTTTTTCAGGCTGCTCATACCGTCGGACAGAGATTGTTCACGGCTCGTCTCTGCTACGCTGCGGTTTACCTGTGCCACAAACGGCGTAGGCTCGACGCTAAACGCAAAGCAGACGACACGTGCCAGCCATTCATCGTAAACGTCTTTCAACGGCGGCTGCTTAGTCTCTTTAAAGTTTCGGGATAGTTCGCCCGGCACGAAACGCATCTTTCGCCGTTCCGCTGTTTCGCCCGATAACAACAAATCCCAGTATTCTTGGAAGCGTTTAATATCTTCCATCGTCCACGTTTCAGGCACGCCGATCAAAGCATCGGGAACGCTGCCCGCCGTGTAGTATTCCAGCGCGTGAATCTGCCGTTTTAGGGCAATGTTCACGGTCATGATGATTTGCTCGACGGGGGAATAGCCGTAAACCTTGTAGCTTCGATTATTGCGTGAGCGGTAAATCAATTCGTCCGCCGTGTAATCGACCGCCGCCATGCCGTACAAGATTTGCTGATACGCCGTTTCGGGCGGCAAGGGTAGGCGACCTGTGTTATCCAACACGCGCTTAATCGTCGCCCCGTCTATCACTTCAAGGGCGTACAAGTCTCCGCCAAGCGTTTTGCGGGGATAGATACACGGCGCATCAATGACGAACAAGTCTTCCAGTAAGATGCGTAACCAGTCTGCCCATGTATGTTCTTTGTCAGGCGACTGAAAAAATGCGATTGCTTCATCGACCTTTCGGTCTTTGCGCTGTGATTCGTTGTTTGCCGTTGACTCAACATCGCGCTTTTGGATCGTCCATTTCAGACTCTCCATTTGGTCTTTGCGCTTTTCGATAACCAAACGCAATACGTCGTAGTTATCGGCAAGGGCGCGTAATTGTGCAAAGCCTATTGCCTCACGTTCACGCGGCTTAGAATGCCCAACGTTGTAAAATGGCTCGTAATCGAACCGCCGGCCCTCTGCCTGTTGTGCAACAGGGGCTAAAGGCTCGCCTGCGTCAAACCATCCGTCCGCGTTGCCGGTAAAGGCGTAACGGACACCAGCGGCGACACGGGCAATAAAGCCCTGTGATAATGGTGTCTTTTTACTCATTTGCTTGCCTCAACCTGCGACCGCAGGTAATCAATCATGCCCGTTCGGGTGTCCAGTAGTTCACTAAATGCACGGCTCAAACAGTCGATTTGATCGTCGTGCTGTCCGTTTGGGAACATCCGCATCTCTGAAATCAGCGCGTCTGTGTCCCATGTGCCGTCATCCAACACCATCACATTACCGATGTTGACCTGTGCCGCGAATGGCTCGGCGCGCGTAACCTTGTCGCCTGATTCGGGGCTTGCAGATACAGAAAAACCCGCCAACTGACGGGTTAGATACAGGGTTTGCGATTTACCGGCCTGACCGGGGTCTTGGGGGATAGATACTTTCGTTTTCACGCCGTCTTTTTGCGCCGTGTTTTTCAAAATTCTGTCCCGCTCATCCGCGCCATACTGACCGCGCACGACGTTGGCGATGATGTACCGCCCGTCTTCCGTAACACCAAGCCTACCGCCTGCCGTGTAGTCGCCGTCGTTCGCAGTGGACGCTAAGTCCCATCCGCGTACCCATCGGATATTCCCAGCGGGCAGGGCTTTCACAAATTGCAGATTGTCAGGTTTGAACGTACCACCATCAGGCGGGGCAGGGCGTTGCAAATACTGCCCGGCAAACACATACGGCGCAGCTTGCTCCATACGGCGCAATGTTTCGATATCGTGCTTTTCAGGCCACAACGCCGTGCCGTCATCTTGAATCGCTGGTAAGCACAAATGTTCCCACTCTTCGCCATTACTACCGTCAAGCAGCCAACCCGCGATGTCTTTCTCGTGCAGCCTTTGCATAATCACGACAATAGGCGTTTCAGGGCTGTTTTTACGGGATTCCAGCGTGTTTTGAAACCAGTCGATAACGTTTTGCCGTCTGACCTCGCTTCGCGCTTCGTCAGCCTTATGGAGGTCGTCCAAAATTAGCGCGCCTCCGAAACCGTCCCGATGCTTGCCCGCGCCGAAACCTGTAATCGTGCCGCCTGTACCTGTTGCGTACATCACGCCGCCCGCTGTCGTCTTCCAGTGATGGCTACTCTCGCTTGCAAGCTCTACACCGGGGAATATCGCCCGATACTCTTCGTGCTGGACAAGATTACGAATCTGCACAGAGTTATTAACCGCCAGCGTTGATGAATAGCTCGCATGGATAAACTCGCAATCGGGAACACGCCCCATCGCCCACGCAATGAAGTTCACAACCGCGATTTCCGTTTTCGAGTAGCGCGGCGGAATGTTGATAATCAGCCGTTTCGTTTCGCCGTTGAAAACACGCTCAAGTGCATCACATATCAATTTATGATGTTTTGCCAACAACCATGCATATCCGCGCCGCGCATAAAACATATTCAGCGTAAAGTAAAACAAACTATTCCGCGAAGCTTTGCGCAATGCTTCTTGTCTCTCTTCCGCTGTGTACGTCGTCATTTCACAACAACCTTTAACGCCTCTTCCAATGCACCCTGCAAATCTTCTTTTGACATCTCAATCCCATTCCGACTTGGTGTCATACTGCCATCAGATGATTTTAAATCCACCACCAACCCTTTAAGCAGTTTCTGACGTGTCATCGTTAAAGATTCAATACGGGCAAGCAGGCGGTTAATAATCTCCCCGTAATCACGATAAACAAAAGTCTTTT